GCTAATGCCGCAGCAGGGAAAGGTGAGGTGAATATCAGTAGTGGGAAACCACCTGGTGTTTACTTCGAGGACGAAGACATCGATTTCGATGGCTTAGTCTTACAACCAATTCCTATAATTGAAGATGTCACTTCGGTGGCTGAATCAAACGACACGTGCGGGCTCGCAACGGGGAAAACCTCCCCCGATATACCACGATTTGAATACCGTGGCGTCCTAGATCTATTTTCAGAAATGGTGACGGAATTGAAGAAGAAGAATACAGTTAATTGTACGAAACTTCGCTTTATTCGTGAACACCGTTTCTTAATGGAATTGTGGACAGCTGAATTGAAGAAATATCCTCGTAAATATGACTTGGATGATACTTTAATAGATGTTATTTTCACATCAAAAACAGAAAAAGATGAACCTGCAAAGGTTTTTCAGAAGGTTCCCGAGGTTGAAAAACCTCCTGTAAAATCAAAAAACGATTTGTGCACTTCGGTAGGTGTAGTACAAGATACGAACCATACCCAACCTGCGGCCGAAGTGAGCGCATTAAAGGAAAGCGGGTCGAATACCAACAAGGCATCTTTACAGGATGCAACCAAAATTGTTGGCAATTCGGCTGTGCCCATAATTAGACCAACCGCTGAAGGGAATCCACCCTTGGCGGATATGGTGTGGAAGGGTCGTTGGAGAGTAGGACATTTTTTTAGTCCTATTTTTAAAATGGCTCGTGACACGTTACAATTTATCCTTTTTACGGTTTTCGCCCTTGCCGGGTCATCCCCGGATTGGGTGGATAAATGTGTTGTTTCTGGTGGTATTTATATGCTACCGATTTTTCTTCCTTTTGTATCTTTCCCAATGATGATAGGAATGCAGATGTCATATTGGCTTTTATTAGTGTATAATAACGTGCAAACGCGAAATTACACAAAACGCTATATGAATATGATTATTCTTTTAATCATTACTGGGGTGTGTTTTTTAGTATATTGGATTGTATCTAATATGACGAAAGAAACACGGAAACGAGAAAAGAAAAATAGTGGAACTCCACAACCTCACGCAAATCGTCCCATGTGGGTCACTGTACTTATGTACATTTCTTCTATTATAGGTGCTATTGCTCTTTTAATACCACTTATAGTTCAAGTTCCCGGTATTGATTGGATACTCAAATTGTGTAGAGATTCTTTAAGTGATATCAGTCGTGCAGGTCCATACTTTTCTGGATTGTCTGAGAAGACAGAGAAAGGAATGGATTATGAAACTCTTAAGAAAGAGATGATGAAATTTAAAGTAATATACGTTGCACAGAAAAAGTGGGTTGATCATAATGACCTACCATTGCAACGAGTAGATTTGTACAATGTAAGAGTGTCCCCCTCGATAAAAGGTGAAAATGTCTTAAGCTATGATGAAGTCAAAGCAAAGGATATGAAACCTCGCAACTTTGAACAGGAAGTTGCGGCATTGGGAGATATTGTTCTCGACACATCGTCACACGTTTATATGTGGATAATGGGTCCAAACGGGAAACGAATGTATATTCGTTCCATCCAGGAGTCTGAACTTAAAAGACTCCATGAATTTGGAATTTACAAATATGGTAAGTTGGATTTTGATCCAGCAAACCTAACAGACGAAACATACCCTCGTATAGACTTTCGGGCGTTGAGAGACGAAACTTTCGTCGCTCTACGTGGAGAGTTTCAACAAATGGATCAAGTAGGAGGAACACCACAGTCATGGATTAAATTGTCTACCGGTACTTGGTTGGACAAATATGTTTCATGGGATTGTGTCCTAATAACATCCGTTTTAATGATAGTGTTTTTTACACTATCAGTTGCTTATCGCGAGGATAAGAAAGAAGCTCGTGGTTTTTTTCGGCAGATTCCGGTCGCCGATATATCCAAACGTTGTGTACCTGTCTTTGGTAGAAAGGAAGCACAATTTGAAACGGGCTTGTGTGACGTTATGTCGAAAGTAAGATTCAAACATAAAGATGGAACAACAGGAACCTATTGGGTTTTAACTCAACATGTCTTTGACTTTGGCTTCGAGCCCTACGTTAAAGTCTCCGGAAAAGAGGTTGATCTTCAACCCCTAGTAAAATTCATTGGTAATGACATAGCTTTAATTCCTGCAACTGCGGTTGCGATAGCAGGGATAGAGGCATATACACAAGCGGATATGAACAAGGTTCATCCTGTAGTGTTAATGTCATATAGACCTAAAGACTTAGTTCCCGTAACAGCGGGATCTTTAGCGACACGTGATTATAATAATGGACGTTTAACGTATGATTTTGATACAGAGAACTTCCAATGTGGGAGCGCAGTAGTGGATGCTCAGGAGCTGTCCCATATTTTTGCAATACATGCCGGTACTTATGGTAATGGGACAAATTATGGAATGGTTCTTCCCTCATTAGTGGATCAATCACTATTCAAGAGGGTGGAGATTAAACTACCAGAAGCTAAAGTAAGCACCAATGAGCCCCGAAACCACCAAGAAAATGTTCATAAATCGATGAAATCAGGTGGAAAAGGGACGTCTGGAGTACGTAGAGCGGCTCGTGATCAGGAGTATATTAAAGCGCGACAACGCGATACAGAACAGCGGTTGCAGCAATTAGACCGCGAACGCGCACGTGTGGATCATGCCCTAAAAGCGTACAATCAAGCACACGATGATTTTACTCCTAACTATGATAATTATTTCAACCCTCGTGATCGTGCGGGGGTGGAATGGGATGAATGGACGAGAGCCCGTGGAAGTATAAAAGAATTGCTTGGTGATGATTTAGATATTGAGCGTTTTGAAGACGACGATGTCTATGATCAAGTTGCTGATCAATTAGCTGAAATGGAGGATCGTCTACAACAACAATCCGAAATCGTAGAACAGATCATGAACTTACGGCAATGGCAGACTGATAATCACCATTACCGTGGAGCCGGGGATGTTAGTTTTATGACAGACTGGGATCGTGTAGCGAATGATATAAAGGAATTGTGGGAAGAATATTATGATAATAATGTATCTGAAGCAAAACCAAAACGTAAACTACATCGAATCCGGTTCCCTCCTACACGTAAGTATAAGGAAGGGAAAAGACAAGAAGCTGATATCCCAAAAATGCCAAAGGCAGACCCAAAAAACGGCCCTGGCGACTCTGGATTGCCCACAATCCAAGTCAATGCCGCCTCAAAGGTGGGGGTGCCCTCGAACCTTATGGACTCTTCAATGAGTTCAAAAAGTTTGCAGAAGACATCATCGAACCAGATGGTGAACCCATGTACACACAATTCGCAGCCCACTGTACAAAAAATGGATACGAATTGCCCAAAGTTAACACGGTCCCAACGCAAACGACGAAATCGACGATTGCGAAAGCAATCGATTCCTACCGAGAAGAAATCGACAGAAGCTTCCTCGACTCAAGTGAGTGGAAGCAAGCTGAAGAAATAACTTTCGAACGTTTGTACCCGATATTAGCACCACATGCGAAGCTAATGTCGGATGACGATTTAAAAGCAGATCTTCAGAAGAATGCGAAGAAGTCGTCAGGTGTTTTTGGAAAAATGGGTAGGTACCCTACTAAAGGGGAGTTCCTCGCTAAACTCGAACGTACCAATATGTCTATAAGAGACTACCTTTTTATGCACATTATGGCGAATCCTATTCTGCCTTTTCTCTGGTATGCGAAAATGAAGAAAGAATGGGTAACGTTAATGAAGCTTCTTTCGCGTAAGCAGCGGATGTTTATAATAATGTGTGTAGAACATTTATGTGGTCATAAGATATTTTATGGGAAAATGCAAAAAGCATTGCGTCTAAAATTGGAGGTGAAACATGGTCAAACATGGTTTTACGGTTTTGTGGATCTAATGTCAAAAGATATGGAAGGTTCGAAAGTTCACTCTATGGATTATGACAAATGGGATAAGAGATATCAATTCTCTAGTTCTGTGTATAAATTACTTGATCGTGTTCAGGATAAAGTAATAAACTTAGATCATAAAGACCGTTACCTCCGAAATCTGGTTCGTGAAAATTGTATTAATACAGTAGTTATAATGCCAGAAGGTGACGTGGTGCGTATTGCTAATAGGCAAAATCCATCAGGTAAGGACGGGACAACGGAACATAATTGTCTCGCGTATATGTTGATTGAAACTTATATGCAGATACTATATTTTAAGAGTATCGAAAAGCCAATCGATAAATCAATTATCAATCGCAAGCATCGCGGTACGGGATATCTTGGTGATGACCGAATTGCGGCGAGCGGTGGTTTTGAACCTGGGTATTTGGAATTTTATAATTCCAATATATCAAAAGTGGGTTTAGTTTTGAAAGAGTTAAAAGTGACGGAAGGGCCGGAAAATGCCTGCTTTGCGGGTTTTGAGGTCAAACGGTCTCACTGGGATGAGTCATTCTATGTTCCGTATTATAAAATCGACAAGATCTTTGCCGGTTTGTTCACGAACACAACGCATGACCCTACCATAGTTATGTCTCGGTTTATGGCGTTTGCTATACTTATGTTTCCTCAAATACATGAGTATCGACGCCTAAAGCCTCACGTGCTGACTTTTATTGAAGGTTTCGTAGACCATAAATCATATCCTGCCACTGTCGTTTTTTGGACAGATGAGCAATATATGGTTCGTTTATGGAGCGGAAAAGAGTCGGTACCAGAGGTGGAAGGAGGAATAACGAAGAGGTTGAATGTCTTCACCCGATTTACCAACTGGTAATTCAATGCGGGCTCCTCGTCGAGCACGAGCAGTAATCAATCGATTACTTGGTGAGCGAAAGTTAACCGAAACGGGGTTAGCTTGGTTGGTAGCTGCCACTGATCCCTTTCATGATTCAGCGGTTACACCAACTGGTTTTCCAGACCTAAACTCAACAAATACTTTAGTTCAATGTTACACTCAAACGGCAGCAATAACGGCACCATCTTCTGCGGGTTCTGGGTCATGGGATGCACATTTTTTGTTTTGTCCCGTGCTTGGTTCGGCGTATTCTGATCCAGTTTTAACGCCTTTTACTTATACTGCAAACTCCTTTTCATTCGCAACTTCGGGTGGAATAGGTGCTCCTTTATATTCTGGTTACAACTGTGTGGCTGGAGCGCAAGGTTTTAGTTTGATCTCTACCGCTGCAGCAAGTCTAACTGTCACTCAACAGAGCCCGCCTAGGCGAGCATATGGAGGTGAATATCGACTTGTTGCGGCAGGTTTTGAGGTTACTAATACCACTGCGGAATTATATAAAGGAGGAGCTGTTACTGCATGGCGTGCACCAAATACGCCATCTCGACTTGTTAACGTTTACAATAGTGCGGCTACTACAACTACACCGATCACAGTGTATTGTGGTAACGCACCACCAACAGATCAGGGGAAAGCTCAATTGTACCCAACAGCAAAAACATGGGGTGCATCGGATGGGGTGTATGGTATAGCAACATTAATTGGGGAGACAAACCCTTTCGTGATAGCAAATGCCACACAACCTTTTTTCGTTCAAGCACCCTCTTCAACTGATTTGGCAGCTGGCAACACTGTTCCGTGTTGGACCTCAGCAACAACTCAAGTGTTGGGAAATGCAACAATGCAGGCGATGATACCATATGCTTGGCATGGTGCAATGTTTACTGGTTTGCCGAATCAATCTGCACTCCAGTTTACAACAAAGTACTATGTCGAGCGGTGCCCATCCGTCTCTGAACCTGATTTTCTCGTTTTGGCTAGGCCACCACCGGATTTTGATCCAATGGCCTTGGAAATCTACACACGTTCTGTGTGTGAACTTCCAGTAGCAGTTCCTGTTGATGAGAATCCTCTGGGTGAGTGGTTCAATGACGTTCTTGATACGGTGTCCGAATGGGCGCCGAAAATCGGGGGCGTTATTGGTGGCCATGGGGCTACATTAGGAAACGTGTTAGGTAACTTGGCTGGCAAATCCGCAACCGAAAGACGTGCAGAAATTTCTGCTCCCTCAGAAGGAGTTTTAGCACAAGCCCCAAAACAATCCTATGTTCCTAGACCAATATCTCAACCAGCTCAAAGGATAAAACGTCCACCAATAGCTGCTGCAACAAAAACAAAACGAAGACGACAACGTAAACGTCGTAATAAGAACTAAAGTCGTGTTTGACGACTTAGTGGTCCCAAAGTGTGAATAGTAACCACCACCACTATCAGGGTGAATCCCGCACTAGAAATAGTGTATGGGGTTAAATCAAAACGTTGTGAACCGTAACGTTCAATTCTTCCAGTGGTAAAGCCATTAAGTACGCATTTAGCGGGCGCGTACAGCCACAGCTCTGAAGAGGGACTCACAATAAGCTTACACACGCTTCGAAGGATAACTCATGTTACAATGAGAAAGCCGGAGAAGGTGTGTAAAGGGCGCCTAAGTGTAGTTAGAGACTACCGCCTTATGGCTCAATCCCACCAACCGAAAGGTTACCCGGTGGGGTGAACAAAACCCGAACTCATTTTAATGGGAGGGAAGCCACCTGCTCGAAAGAGTGGAAAGAGTGGTTGACCTAGGACGTCACACACACCTCAAATGGTGTGTGTGTAACAGAGTGTTGTATATCACTCACAATAAAATATACCATCTATGACTCAATAGTCGAACAGTCGTCATAGGTGTTGTACTTGACATCATGACAAGTCTTTTTGAAGGACTGTTTGACTGAGTTTGATGCGTGCTCATACCGGTACGGGTACATGAAGGGTG